TTTGTAGTGCGACTATTCCATTGGCACAACGTGTTTCTGGATCTTCAATTGATTCAACGAACGTAATTGCGGAACTTACAAAAGTATACAACGCACGTCCAGCAAAAGTGAAATCACAAGCAAAAGATCAAGTTTGTTGGTTCGTTTCACGAAACGTTGCGGATTCTTACCGTTTAGCGGTTGCATTGCAATCGGCTGAAGTTTACACAGCGCAAGAAGCGTCATTGAACTTCCTTGGATATGAGTTGAAAGTTGGTGAAGGAATGTCTGACGACGTGATGACGCTTTCATTGAGAAACAACTATGTGTTCCTTGCGGATTTGGTTTCTGATCCAGAAGACCTGAACGTGATTGACTTGTCAAAAACAACAGGAGAAAAGAACATTCGTGTTCGTTCTGATTTTAAAGTTGGTTTCGACTTCTTGAACGATTCAAACGGGCCAGGAGAAAACGAGTGGGTGACCTACGGATTGGACTGTAATTCATAAGAACTGAAAATTGAAAGGGCGTGACAAACGTTGCGCCCTATTTTATAACATTAAAATTTTAACACATGGCACAAAATTGCACAGCACTGGAAGAAATCGTGATCGGATGTACGCGCAACACAGGCGGCATTGATGAAATTCTTGTCGGTGATATGGAAGACGTGGCAAGCGTTGTTGAAGATGAATCAACTTGGGAATTGACTACCTTTACGGTAGACACAGCACCAATATCAATCAACGTGAAACGCCGTCATTCTGACTACACTGAAGAAGAAGCGCAAGACCTTGACAACGGAAGCGCAAAAGTAACACGCAACGTGAACGCGACATTGCCACGTCGAGAGGCTGACAAATCACGTTCATTGAAGATTATGGGTGACGGTCAACGTTATCTTTATGTGATTGCGAAAGACTTAAACAACATCTACTGGTATTTCCCTTATGTTCAGCTATTAACGAACGGTGGCGGTTCAGGAAGACAACGTGAAGATGGGAGTCGCTACGAGGTTGTTTTCTACGGAGAAGATGACACACTTGCAAAAGAAATTCCAGCTTCACTTGTGACAGCGGCACAAGCGGTTTCATAATCAACCTACCTTTTACAAAGAAAACCGATGACGTTTGTTGTCGGTTTTTTTGTTTAATAACATTTGAACCGTTTTGACCTATACTTATATGATCAAGGTTGTCAAAAATACAGCAACAGAAATCGCGGTGACATTCAAAGAGAATTCAACCGTTGCGAATCCTTTCTATTTGATACAAGTTCAGAATACACAGGATGAAATTGTTTCAACCATTACACCGACAGACATAAGCACATCAAAAGACAGATACAATCTATTCAGTATCACTTCGCCACTTGCGAAAGGTGAGTACTATTATACCGCCTATGATAGCGATATTGAAGATCCGACAATTGGTGACGTGATTGGAGTTGTTGAATACGGGATTTTTGTTGTTGATAGTACTGAAGACCTTGAAGATAATGTATATCTATGAAAATATTTGGAATTGAGTTGAGCCGTCAAAAGTCGGACGTTGTAAGAACAGAACCACAATCTTACAACACGCCATTTTTGAAGATTGGAAAAGGGAATCTTTCGCTTCCTTATATACAATCGAACGTCACGAAAGCGGGCGTGATATATTTTGGACAAGACAATCTTTTTCCTCAGATGATGGCACAAATGTACTACACAAGCGCATTGCATTCATCAATCATTGACTTCACTGTTAACGCGGTCATGGGCGGCGGCGTTGAGATTGTTCCAAAAGTTCAATCAGCGATGTCCGAAGTTGATGCGCGTGTTTTCTTCACAAAGATGGGAGGAAAAAAAGTGTTCAATTTATTGGATCGTGACTCCTATATGCTCCGAAGATGTCACATGTTTTTGCATTACAGCGATTCAGGAAAATTCCTAAAGGCTGAACGCGTTGATCCTACACAAATTCGCTATCGATTTGACGGGATGTTTGAATTCTGTGAAGATTGGAGCAACAACCGAGGGCGAAGAACTATTCCGGCGTATAATCCAGCCGGCAACATGGGATGCGTTTTGTACACTAAACAAGATCAAAGTCCGGCGCAAGATCATTATCCACTACCAGCCTATTCGAGCGCGTTAAACTGGTGTTTTCTTGATGGTGAACAGTCTTACTTGCACAAGTCAAACATTCAGAACAGCGTCTTTCCGTCTGTCTACATTCGCCGTCCAAAGCGATTCAGCACGAAGGAAGAAATCCAAACTTTCATTGATGGCGTTCAAGGCAAAAGCGGTGCGGAGAATGCTGGCCGTGTTGGTGTGTTAACGGGTGACGGTTTCGAAAATACGCCGGAAGTTGTTCAGGTGTCAACGAATAACAATGACAATCTATTCACACAGACATCGAAAAGCATTCAAGACAACATTTGTTTTGCTCATAAGATTAACCCGTCAATCATGGGAATCAAGGTCGCTGGAAGTCTTGGAAACGCGCAAGAATTAGAAATGAGTTACGCGATCTGGGAAAAGAACGTTGTATATCCAGAGCGTGAAACGGTTGAAGAAATAGGAAAAGAATTGATGCACATTGCGGGCGTTGAAGGAAGTTTTGAAATCAAGGAATTTAGTATTATTGGAAAATCTGAAATCGTTGAAGAAACAAAAATTGAAGAATAATGGCAACAACATACTTCGTAACACAGGCATACATAAAACAAAACACAGCATTGACAAAGAACGTTGATGCGAATGAAATTGAACCGTTCATTGCAACAGCCGCCATGACATGGATGCAATCTATTCTCGGGACGTATTTTTATGATCATTTGCTTGCCGCATACAACGCGCAAACATTGAACGCGAATGAAACGATTCTTGTCCAGAAGATTCAACCGGCGGTTTCATGGCGTGCCGCTTCTGATTGTGTTCTTGAACTTACATATCAACTGAAGAACAAAGGACTTCAAAAACAATCCGGTGACTATTCCGAAAGCGTTGAACTTTCTGAAATGGGTTTTGTGAAAACGCACTATGAAAACAAAGCTGAATTCTTTGAATCATTTGTTGTCAAATACCTTGAAAAAAACAAAGACTTATTCCCGGAATTCATTGACGAACTAAATGATGACGGAGTGATAAAGCCGCAAGATGATTCAAATTTTGGTTCTGATATTCTTTTCGTATGATTTCCTACAATGAAATATTAAAAGTGATTGAAGCGTTTACGGACGGTCACAAATTCAAGCCGCGATTTTATGCGGAATTTGTTGAACAGCTTCCAAACCTTGCGACAGAAGACATTGATTTTCCTGTCATCTTCTGCAATCCTACAAATGGAAGCACGTTGGAAAATGTCGAAGTGACGGAGGTTGAAATATACTGTCTTGATCGGTTGCGTAAAGACCGAAAGAACACGAACGATGTTGTCAGCGATACGAAACAAATCCTTTCGCAAGACTTGACGCGATGGCTGGAAGAAGGTCAGCAAGACGTTGAGATTGAACGCGCATATCCTTGCCAACCTTACAACAACTACCTTCTTGACTATACGGCTGGATGGTCAATGCGTGTTGTGTTTCATAATGAAAGAATTTCGATTTGTGAAGTTCCTGTTGATCCAATCGAACCGTCTGATTCTTGCCAGGAGGCAACAGTAAAAAACTCAGATAACAGCTACACACAAAGCGTTGAGAGTGGTGGTACGTTAATTCTACCAAATGCGAGCGCAAGTGTAAACGGAAACACAGAGGGGCAAATACCAAGCGTTCAAGATTTCAATGTTAATATTGTTGATGATAGTGGAATTGTAACGCCTGACGATGTGGCTATTTCAGGAACTAACCTAAATATTACGCTTTCAAGCGCTGCGCAAGCCTCAGGGGGTGGCAGACTTTTAAAGACAGGAGTCACGCAGTCAGTAACCACAAACGACGATGGATTTCTTCAAGAAGGTCGTAACAATTCATGGTTTATATTAGACACGTCTAGAGATACGAATCCTTTTGGAAATCATCAACGCTTTACGGGTACAAGTGGCGGGTATTATGATCAAGGTTTGTCTTCTTATTTTAGTGTTGATGGAGTTGCAACAACTAGGACTTTAGCTTTTCCCGATACTATCATTATTGATTGGTCGCAGTGGGATCAAGTCAATGCCGAAGTTGTGGGGTACAGACCTGTAAATATTGGATTGTTGTCGCTAATTAACGGGATCAGTGCGATAACATCGTTGAGCGTGGGGATTTATACAAGCGGGTGGAGAATGTGGAACGAATACGAGTCGGAAGCCGTGAGATATAGACCGATGTCTAACAGTATGTACAATTGGTCTCCCTTCGAGGTGAGTTCACTATCAAGTTTCACATGCACACCTATCGATCAAACAGCACCACTTCCGGCGAATATGATCCTAGCGACAAGTACGGGCATCGGGAAATCGGCGTTCAATTCAGCAAGCACGCGATTCACTTATGGATCGGTAAGAACATTCACAGTAACAGGAACAGCACTAACTTAAAATATTATGTCTAATTATCAATTTCCAGAATTCCCAAACTTTACATTTGTTGACCCAATTGTGACACCTGATAGTGATAATATAAGATCACACGTTTCGAGTACTTCAATATCAGTTCCTGTTACGCTAACTGGTTCTGGGTATGCTCCGTCTGTGGTCTGGGTTAAAAATATTCCAGTTGATAACCTAGCGTGGAAAGACGAAGAAAATTTAATGATGCGAGTAAACGAAGGACTTGTTCAATACGAGGTCTAAGTATAAGTACTTAATTTCAAATGAATTCGTCGAAAATATTAGAATATTAACGGGAAACACAAATACATACATTAATTTTAAACAAAAAAACAATGATAGAGTTAACAGTAATAATCGGGGATAAGGAATTGAAATTTGTATTCGAAGAAGAGCCTACGGAATCCCAAATTATCGAAGCGATCTATACGATTGGAGGGCGATCAAGACGTGATTAATGGCTAATTTTTTCAAAGTATACGTTTTATGCATCCTTACGGGGTGGGCTTTCAGGGCTTTTTGGGATTTAAACCACACGTACCACTGGATACCATCGGGTGACTTTTTTTGGGCCACGGGTTTATCGGTGATGCTGTTTGGTTGTGCCTTATACATAGACAAAAATACGGTCAGGAAAAGTTTTCCGAACAAGGCATGTTTTGTGATAGCGAAAATGTTCTCTAGACTGTTTTTGTTCACTTCAATATCAAATCTTTGTGATGAATTGTTTTTTAATCCGTTCATTGTTTCTTGGGAGGAATGGGGGTTGGCTTTATTAGTATTAACCTTTCTATATTTTCAAGCTATATGGCAAACAATTAAGCACATATTCAAATGAATTTTTTTGAAGAAACTGGTGTCAAGGTGGGATTGTTTATGGCTGGCGCTATCGGTTCAGTGGTTTCTTTTTTGCGCCCACAGGATTTGAATTGGAGACAACGAGCGCTAACAATATTCTCCGGGGGTATGTCTTCAATGTACTTAACACCAATAATCATTTCACCGATTGAATCAGTCAGGGAGATGAGTCAAGAATGGACGTTGGGTACTGCTTTTCTTGTTGGTTATTCAGGCTTAAAAGCCATCGAATTAACTATTTCAAAAATAAGGGATAAATTTAAAAAGTAATAAGTTTTTGCAAAAGCAAGAATGTCACATTTGTTTTGATTAGATTTGTTCAAATGCTCTTGCTTGGAGTAGTTTTTTCATATCTA